GCGGTACGCTACCCCTCCACGGGGCGCATACCGCCTTTTCTTGTTATCCAGCCCTCCGGCTGTATCGGTTGAGCAAAAGTCAGCGTGGGAATGGTGTGGTATCTTTAACTTTGGGAAACTCCGGTTTCCCACTTGGAGACGGTTTTGTCGCTTACATTCAGCCGCTGCGCCAGATCGCGCTGGGTCAATCGCCGCTTCTCGCGCAGGCCGCGGATGATTTCCCCGGTTACATAGCTCTGCATGCAATCCCTCCTTGCCCAAGAGCCTACCATGCCCGAAGGAAAGACGCAACCTACGCATCGTAGAGAGGTGAGAAAATGCCCAGAAAACCCGGGCGTCCCTGCCGCCATCCCGGCTGCCCGAACCTGTCGGACGGGGTGTACTGCGAAGCGCATCGCGGCCTGTACGCAAGAGAAAATGCCCATCGCAGGGGCTATGGCCGTGAATGGCGCATGGCCCACGACCGCTTCCTGCGCGGGCATCCGCTGTGCGCGGAATGTCTGAAGCGCGGGAAGATCGTCCCGGCGACGGTGGTCGACCACATCATCCCGCATCGGGGCGATCAAAGGCTGTTCTGGGATGAGGGGAATTGGCAGGCGCTTTGCAAGGCGTGTCATGATCGGAAAACGGGGAGAGGGTTGTAATAACACAGGTTTATTTTGACAGTTTTCAAGCCCTATGCTATACTGGCCACAGCACAAATCCGTTGGAGGTTTCAAATGCAAACCATTCCCGTTTCCGCACTGCAAAATCCCGAAGGCATCAGCGAGCTTTGCCACAAAACCGCAGAAGCCGTGCGCGTTGAGGTCGATGGCCGGAATGATCTGGTCGTCATGAGTCTGGAGGTTTACCGGCGCCTTGAGCCGCATGCGGAGGCCCGGCATCTGTTCGAAAAGCTCATGAACAGCCCACAGTACGATTTTGACCAGCTCAAGCCGTCAATGCTGCCCAAGGATGAAGCGGGCGTGTATGTCATCTTCCTCAAGGACACGGGTGAAACGCTCTACGTCGGCCGCACGAAAAAGCTGCGCCGCCGCCTGTACACCAACCACCTGATGGGACCCAAGGCAAACGCCCGCCTGAAAAAATACCTCGTTGACGATGAGCGTTATCCAGACATTAAGAACATGGAGGGGGCAAAAACATTTATCAGGAAGCGCTGTGCCTTCCGCTATCTTGTGGAACCCGATACCGACAAACGCGGCCGGCTGGAGGGTTTGTTCGCTTTTCTGACCAACGTGCGCTACATCGACGAGGAGCATTGAGGCCGTCTTCCGTCGGAGACGGCATGGAATGACACATGGAGAGCATCTCAGCAATGAGGTGCTTTTTTCATGCCCGCAATCAGGAGGCTTTTATGAAAAATCCATTTTCTGGCCTGTTCCGCGCCCGGGACAAGCCCGCCAGGCGGGCATCTCCCCGGGACGCCGTCTCCGCCGCGCCCGGCTTTTACTACGGCGCGAGCCTTTCCGGCAAGTCCGTCACCCCGACATCGGCCATTCAGGTTTCCGCGGTCTACGCCTGCGTGCGGGTCATCGCCGAGACCGTCGCCAGCCTGCCGCTGCATGTGTACGAGGCGACCGATGCGGGCAGCCGAAAGGCCGGCGATCACCCGCTCTACCGCCTGCTGCACGACGAGCCGAATACCGAGATGACCAGCTTCGTCTGGCGCGAAGTCATGCTCTCGCACCTGCTGCTCTACGGAAACAGCTATTGCCAGATCCTCCGTTCGGGCCGCAGCGGCATTATAGGGCTGTATCCGCTTTTGCCCGACCGCATGGCCGTAGACCGGGACGGCAAGGGCAAGCTGACCTACACCTACACGACCTCCGACGGAAAGCTCGCGTATCTCGCGCCGGAGGACGTGCTGCACATCCCCGGCCTCGGCTTTGACGGCGTCATGGGGTACAGCCCCATCGCGCTGGAAAAGGCGGCCATCGGCCTTGGCATCGCGGCAGAGGAGTACGGCAGCAGGTTCTTTGCCAACGGCGCGCGGCCCTCGGGCATCCTCACGCACCCCAATACGGTGAAGGACCCCGCCGCCCTGCGCGCCAGCTGGAACGCGGCCTACGGCGGCTCGGGAAACACCGGGCGCGTGGCGGTGCTGGAGGAAGGCATGACGTTTACGCCCCTGTCCATGCCCAACAACGAGGCGCAGTTCCTCGAAACCCGCAAGTTCCAGGTCACGGAGATCTGCCGCATCTTCCGCGTGCCGCCGCACATGATCGGCGATCTGGAACGGGCGACGTTTTCCAACATCGAGAGCCAGAACATCTCCTTCGCCGTCCACACCATCCGCCCGTGGCTGGTGCGCATCGAGCAGGCGGTCAACCGCGCCCTGATCCCGCCAAACGAGAAGGGGCGTTTTTATGTGCAGTTCAACATCGACGGCCTGATGCGCGGCGACTACAAGAGCCGCATGGAGGGCTACGCCATCGCCCGGCAGAACGGCTGGATGAGCGCCAACGACATCCGCGCGCTGGAAAATCTCAACTCCATCGCCGCGGAGGAGGGCGGGGACACCTATCTGGTCAACGGCAACATGATTCCCATCAGCCAGGCCGGGCTGGGCACGCCCGCGGGACCGGCAGGGTGGAGCGAGGGCGAACCGGCGGAGGGAAAGAAGCAGAAAGAAGGTGATGACACTTGAGAGACATGCACTTGAACGGCTACATCGACGACGAGGCGTGGTTCGGCGACGAGATCACGCCCGAAGCGCTGCACGGGATGCTCTACCCGGAGGGCGAGGAAGCGCACGGGGACCTGCGCATTTTCCTCAACAGCTACGGCGGCTCCTGCAACGCGGCGGTGCGGATGTTCGACGACCTGCGCGCCTATCCCGGCAGCATCCACATCATCGTCTCCGGCACGGCGGCTTCGGCGGCCACGGTGCTGGCCATGGCGGCGGACCGGCTGGAGATGACCCCCGGTTCCCTGTGGATGATCCACGATCCCAGCGTCATGGTCTGGGGCAACGAGCGGGATCTGGAGGAGGCCGTCCGACTGCTCAGGGCGTGCAAGGAGAGCATCCTCAACGTCTACGGCAGGCGATGCAGAAAATCCCGCGACGAGATCGGCGCCATGATGCGCGATACCACCTGGATGGACGCAGGACAGGCGCTTCAGGACGGCTTCATCGACGGGATCGCCGATGCGGGCAGCGGCCTTCCCGACGCGGCCTTTTCCCATGAAACCAGCCTCGCGGAGGCCAGAGCCAAGGCGCAGAACTGGCTGGACCGCTGGCGGCCCGCCCGCGGGGCGAGCGCTGCACAGGCGCCGCAAAGCCCCGGCACCCCCGTCATCCAGCTGCAAAAGCGGCTGGCGCTCATTACCCCTACGAAACGATGATAAGGAGGAATCCCCATGAACAACATCCATGACATGCGCAAAAAGCGCGGCGAGATCTGGGACAGAGCGAAAGCCTTCCTTAGCGAGCATCAGGACGAAAACGGCATGCTCTCCGCCGAGGATACGGCGCAGTACGAGCGCATGGAGCAGGAGGTGGTCGATCTGGGCCACGCCATTGAGCGTGCGGAACGCGCCAACGCGCTGGAACGCGAGATGAACGCGCCGACCGCATCGCCTCTTGCTTCCCGCCCGGAGGCCCGCCCCGGCCAGCGCACGGGCCGCGGCTCCGACGAGTACAAATCGGCCTTCTGGACCGCCATGCGAAGCCGCGGCGGCCATTTTTCCGTGCAGAACGCGCTGCAGATCGGCACTGACAGCGAGGGCGGCTACCTCGTCCCCGACGAGTATGAGCGCACGCTGGTGGACGCGCTGCGGGAAGAAAACAGGCTGCGCACGCTGTGCAAGATCATCCGCACCGCTTCCGGCGACCGCAAGATCCCGCTGGTGGCCTCCCACGGTTCGGCCAGCTGGGTCGAGGAGGAAGGCACGATTCCCGAATCCGACGACGCTTTCGGGCAGATCACCATCGGGGCGCACAAGATCGCGTCCATGATCAAGGTGTCCGACGAGCTTCTGCAGGACAGCGTGTTTGATGTGGAAAGCTACATCGCCACCGAGTTCGCCCGCCGCGTGAGCGACGCAGAGGAAGCGGCGTTCATCAGCGGCGACGGCTCCGGCAAGCCCTACGGCCTCCTGAACGACACCAACGGCGCGGCGGCCGGCGTGACCGCGGCCAGCGCCACGGCGCTCACCTCCGACGAGCTGCTCGATCTGATCTACTCCCTCAAAAACCCCTACCGCAAGCGCGCGGTGTTCCTCATGCACGATTCGACCATCAAGGCCATCCGCAAGCTCAAGGACGGAAACTCGCAGTACCTCTGGCAGCCGGGCATGAAGGAGGGCGAGCCGGACCGGCTGCTGGGCTACCGTCTGGTCACCTCCACGCACATGCCCGCCATCGCCGCGTCGGCCAAGCCGATTCTTTTCGGCGACCTGTCCAGCTACTGGATCGCAGACCGCGAGGGCCGCTCCATGCAGCGGCTAAGCGAGCTCTACGCGGCCACCGGGCAGGTGGGCTTCCGCGTGACCCAGCGCGTGGACGGGCGGCTGGTGCAGACGGAGGGCGTCCGGTGTCTGGCCATGAAGAGCGCGTAAGGAGGATGAAAAGGCATGGATCACACGGCAAGAAACTATCACGCGCACGGCGGCAGCGAGTGGGTCGTCGGCGGAAAGCTGACCTTCCTGCCCGGCGCGACGGTCGAAGGCGCGGAGGGGCTGTTCGATTTGCCCCCTGGAGGCGGAGCCGCTTTGCCCTATATCGCGGAGAGCGAAGCGGCGACCGTCGCCGCCCTGCGCGCGGACTTCAACGCCCTGCTGCTCGGCCTGCGCGAGGCGGGCCTCATGCGGGAGTCCTCCGGTGATGCCCCGTGATCGTGACGCTTTGTGAAGTCAAGGCCCATCTGCGCATTGACCACGACGCGGAGGACGCCTATCTGGAAAGCCTGATCCGTCAGGCGCAGGCCGTCGCGGAGGACTACTGCCGTGTGCCGTTTTCCGATGAAGCGCCCGAGCCTGTGCGTCTGGCGGTGCTGCTGTTCGTGAGCTTCTACTACGAAAACCGGGATGTGCCCGACCGCACGACGTATGGCGCCATGATGCTGGCCTTTCAGAATCTGCTCTATCCTTACAGGGACCCCGAAAAGATGTTCTGAGACGCTACGCGCCGGAGGTGATGACGCTTGCGCGGCTACAAGAACTTTGAATCTGATCCGCATCCCGGCGATCTTCGCCATCTGGTGGAGATCGGCTATACCGAAAACACCGTCAACGAAAACGGCTACCCCGAGCCGAACGACGTCGTGGTCTGCAGAACATGGGCCAGCGTGGTGGACGCGGGCAACCAGCACTACCGCGCCGCGGACGTAATGAACACCGAGCAGGTGATCAACTTCACCATCCGCTACCGGAACGACATCAAACCCGGCATGTGGGTACGCTTCCGGGGCGAGAAGTGGGACATCTCCACGCTGGGCGAGTATGCCTTCAAGCGCACGTATCTGGGCCTGAAGGCGTCGCTTTCCAAGGGGGTGAGCGGATGAGGCAAGTCCAGGAAGCCCTCAAGGGCATCGGCATCCCCGTCATGGCGGGCGTGTGGCGCGCGACCGGCCCAAGCCAGAACCCGCCTACGCAGTACGCTGTGTACTCCACCACCACCACGGAGGCCGCCCATCAGGACGACCGGGTGACGGCCTACCGCACCTATGTGTACCTCAATCTCTGGAGCGATATCGACCCCACGGACACCGCCGACCGCATCCGCGCCGCCATGTACGACGCGGGCTTTTTCATGGTGGAGGAATCGGACAAGGGTTACAACCAGCCCGCCTACGACACCGCCACCACGCAGTTCACCGTGCAGTGGACGTGGTGCCTGCAAACGGAGGTGACGCCCGGTGCCCCTTGACACGCAGGGCTTTGACGGCCTTGCCACGGATATCGCGGGCATGGCCAGCCGCATGGACGCGGACGGCGCGGGCGCGCCCGTGGCCCGCCGCATCCTGGAGGCAGCCGCCCAGCCCATCCACCAGCAGATGAAGGCCAACGCCTCCAAAGATCCCAAAATCATCACCGGGGTGCTAAACCGCTCCATCCGCATCGGACCGGTGAAGAAGCGCCGGAAAAGCGGAAAGAGCATCACCATCGGCGTGCACCGCAAGGAGGAGGGCGCGTACTACGCCACGCCCGTGGAATACGGGCACGGTGGCCCCGCGCCCGCCCCCGCGCATCCCTTTATCCGTCCCGCCTACGACACCCGCGCGGATGAAGCCTACGGGATCATCCGCGACGGGCTGCGGGACGCCATCGACCGACTGTAACGATTGGAGGAATCGACCATGGCAACCCCTACCGCATCCCCGCAGGTCGCCTCGACCGTGGGCCTCAAAAACGTGGTGATCGCGCCGCTCACGGAGGACACCGACACCAGCCATACCTATGGCGAACTGCAGCTGGTGGCGGGCGCGATTGAAGCGACCATCACCCCCGACAACACCGACCCGGACATCCAGTACGCCGACGACATCGAGTTTGACGTGCTCTATCCCGATCCGGAGCTGACCTTTTCCACCTCCATGGCGGACGTGCCGCTGACCATCCAGGAGATGATTTTTGGCAACCAGATCGACGACAACGGCGTGCTGGTGCGCACCGCGTCCGACCGTCCGCCCTACTTTGCCGTGGGCTTCAAGTCGGAGAAGTCGGACGGCGCGTTCCGCTACGTGTGGCTCTACAAGGTGCGCGCCAAGCCCATGACGGAGAGCTACAAAACCAAGGAGGGCAAGACCATCACCCGCCAGAACGGCTCCGTGGAGTGGACGGCCATCAAGCGCACCCACGACGGGCGCTATCAGGCGGTGGCCGACGAGGGCCAGAACGGCTTTGACGCCTCCAAGGCGGCCACGTTCCTGGAAACGGTGTATGAGCCCGCCTTCACCACGGAGCCGTAACCCAAACGCACGCCGCTGCCGGTGACGCGCCGGCGGCGGTGCGCGTTCCCCGCGCAGAAAGGAGGGCAAGCCCCATGATTACCTGCACCCTGAACGGAAAAAAGTACGCCGTGGACTTCATCACGGGCCGCGCGCTGCGGGAGATGGAACCCGCGGCGAAGATGTACAGCCGCATCGTCGCGCTCTCGAATGTCGCCCTCAAGGGGGAGTCGCCGCAGGATGCCAAAGAGCTGTCCATCGGCGAGGCCATGGACGTGATGATCCGCTGGTTCTGCATCCTGTTCGGCAACCAGTTTACGCCCGACGACGTGCTGGATCACTACCCGGTGGACCGGCTCATGCACGACATCGCGCTGGCGCTCATGGCCGTGCAGACGCAGACGACCGGGATTCTGGATGAGTTCCCTACGAAGGCAGCGAAGACGGAAGCCTAGGCGACGACCGCCTGACGCTGCCTGATTTCATCTATTCCACCTACAACAGCCTTCTGGAAGCCGGCTGGCGCATGGATGAGATCGACCGGATGGATCTGCCGGGGTTTCTCAGAATCCGCGCGTGGAACGCAAGACGTGAACAAATCAAGAAAGCGCCCAGACCCCGATATATCGACGAAGTATGGCCGGGGCTAAAGCCCTGATTAGGAAGCTACTCAAACGAGCAGCTTCTTTTCTTTTGCGCAAAAGGTGGTGAAACAGCATGAGCGAAACCCTCCGCGACCTGGTGGTGTCCCTGTCCCTTCAAACGGACAACTTTACCCGCAACATCCGCTCTGTCCAAAAGCAGATCGCCGAGGCGGAAAGCCAGTTCCGCCTTGCCGCCGCGGGCGTGGAGGGCTTCGAGCAAAGCGCGGAAGGGCTGACTGCGCAGCTCTCCACGCTCGAGCGGCGGCTCACGCTTCAGCAGCAGGCCGTCACGCAGTATGAGCGCGCGCTCACCGCCGCCAACGACAAGCTGCAGGAGTGCTTTGCCCGGCAGGGCGATTACGCCCAGCGCCTCACCGACGCCAGAGCCGCCCAGGAGGCGCTTAAGGCGCAGGTGGCCGCCGCCGCGCAGCAGGTGCGCTCCTTTTCGCAGACGCTGGGCGACAGCGACTCCGCCACCATCGCCGCGCGGGCCAATCTGGGCGCGCTCAAGACCGAGTACCGCGTCTCCGTGCAGGAGGTCAAAAAGCTCGCCGGGCAGAACACGGCGCTCCAAAAGAGCACGCAAAGCGCCGCCGACGCGGTGAGCACGGCAAATGTCAATCTCAACAACGCCCGCGCCGCTGTTCGGAGCACGCAGGCGGAGATCACCCGCTGCAACCAGTCCTTGCGTCTGGCGCAGACGAATTGGGACGCGGCGGGCCGCTCCATCGACGAGAGCCGCGCGGCCATCGCCACCTTCGGCAAGCAGATCACCTTGGCCGAGAACCGCTTCAAACTCGCCACCGTGGGCATCAAGGAGCTGGATACCAGCGTTACGGGGCTTGCCGCCAAACAGACGCTGCTCACCGAAAAGCTCGATTTGCAGCGCCGGAGCCTTGCGCAGTACGAGGCGGCTTTGCAGGGCGCACAGGAGCAGCTCAAAGCCGCGCAGCAGGCCAACAACCCGGAGAAAATCCGTCAGGCAAACGACGCGGTCATCGACGCGGAAACCGCGCTGAACCGGGCCAAAACCGCCGTGGCGGCCACGCGGGTGGAGATCGAAAAGACCAATCAGCTGCTTGCCACCGCGAAGTCCGCCTGGACGGCGGCGGGCAAGTCGCTGGAGGACTTCGGCAAAAAGTGCGACGCGGTCGGAAAGGGCCTGAGCACCGCGGGCCGTGCGCTGACCACCACCGTGACCACACCCGTGCTGGCTCTGGGCGCGACGGCCATCAAGGCGTCGCTGGACTTTGAGTCCACCTTCACCAGCGTGCGCAAGACCGTGGACGCCACCGAGGCGGAATTTGACGCGCTGGCCGCGGCCTCCAAGGCCATGTCCACGCAGATTGCCGCCTCCACCGGCGAGATCAACGAGGTCATGGCCACCGCGGGGCAGCTGGGCATCAACAAGAACTATCTGGCGGACTTCTCCCGCACCATGATCGACCTGGGCAATTCCACGGACATCGTGGCAAACGAGGCCGCATCCACGCTGGCGAAGTTTGCCAACATCACGAACATGGACCAGAGCCTGTTCGGCAACCTGGGCGCGACGCTGGTGGATCTGGGCAACAAGTTTGCCACCACGGAATCCTCCATCATGGACATGTCGCTGCGTCTGGCGGCGGCGGGCCATCAGGTGGGGCTGTCTGAAGCACAGATTCTGGGCTTCGCCGCGGCGCTGTCGTCGGTCGGCATCGAGGCCGAAATGGGCGGCTCGGCGTTTTCCAAGGCGCTGGTCAAGATGGAGGTGGCCGCGGCCACCGGCGGCGAGGCGCTGGATGACTTCGCCCGCGTGTCCGGCCTGACGGCGGAGGGCTTCAAGTCGCTGTTTGAAAGCGATCCCGCCGCGGCGTTTCAGGCGTTCATCACGGGCCTTTCCCGGATGGACGAGGAAGGCGTTTCGGCCATCGCTACGCTGAACGACATCGGTATCGCGGAGGTCCGCCTGCGCGATACGCTGCTGCGCGCGGTCAACGCCAACGAACTGTTCGCCCGGACGCAGGACGTGGCCATCAACGCCTGGCAGGAGAATACCGCCCTCACCGTGGAAGCGGGCAAGCGCTACGCCGCCACGGAAAGCCGCCTCATCAACCTCAAAAACACCGCGCTGCTCTTCGCCCAGCAGATCGGCGACGACCTGAATCCCACGATTCAGAGCCTTATCGACGGCGCAGGCGACCTCATGAAAGGCTTCCTCGACATGGACGAGGCACAGCGGATGCAGATCATCCGCATGGCCGCCTATGCAGCGGCCGCGGGGCCGGTGCTCCTTATCCTGGGCAAGGTGACAAAGGGCGTCGGCACGCTCTCCGCCGGCATCGGCAGGTTTGCCGCCGCCGTGGGCAAGGCGGGCGGCGGCTGGTCGGGATTTTTGACGGTATTGGGCAAGTCCCCGGCGGTGTGGCTGGCGGTCGCCGCGGCGGTGGTGGCGGGCACGGTCGCGCTGGCGGACTACCTCTCCGGCGCGAAGCAGGCCCGCGAGGCGCTGGAGGGCATGAACGAAACCGCGAAGAAGTGGAAGGACACCGCCGCCGAAACCTTCTACGGCAAAAGCGAAGGGCTTTCCTTTTTCGGCATGAGCGAGAGCGACTTCGCGCGGGAAACGCAGTCCGCGCAGGAATGGCTGAACGGGCTCATCAAGGTCTGGACGGACGGCGAGAAGGAAAGCGACGTGATTGTATTCGCATGGACGGAATCTTTCAAGGGCCTGACGGCTTCCACCCGCGAGGAGCTGGCCGCGCTCAAGGCCGCGGCGGATGAAAGCGGCTATGCGGGCGTATCCGACCAGCTCGCGGACGACATGTCCACGCTGGATGCGCTGGACGCGGAGCTTGCCGCTCTGCTTGGGCGCCGCCAGAACGGCTATTTCTCCGATGCCGACCAGATCCGCCTGCAGGAGCTGATCGACACGCGGGAGGCCATCGAGGTCAAGTACAGGCTCTCCCCGGCGGACGCGGACGGCTTTGACACCATTCGCCAGAAACTGGAAGCTGAGGTGGCCCGGGCGCAGGCGCGCGGCAGGATGGACGCCGACGTGACGGTATATGAGAACGCCGTCGTTGCCGCGGCGCAGGGGCTGGCCGCCATGAACGCCGAGATCGACGCGCAGTACGACAAGGAGTACGCGCTCATCCAGCTTATGGAGGACAGCACCGAGCGGCAGAACGCCATGGGGGCGCTCAACGCGAAGTACAACGAGAACCGCCGCAATGCCGCGCTGGAATACGTGGAGCTGCTCAGCGACGTGGTCCCCAAGGTCTGGGCGCAGGCCGATATTCAAAAGGCGGCTTCGGACGTGGATACCCTGACGCGGAAGCTGCGGGAGTACAGCGCCGCGGGCGAAACCGAAAAGCCCGCACTGCTGGAGGACCTGAATGCTATCGCCGCGGCCATGGACGAGGGCGCGATGACCGAATATCTGACGATGCTCACGCAGATCCAGTCCCTTTTGGACAGCGGCCTGTCGGAGAGCGAGATTCAGGCCATGTTCCCGGAGATCGACTTCACGACGGCGCTGGAGCAGATCGCCGCCATCCAGACGTTCCTGAACAACCGCGAGCTGGAGCTGCCGGGCCTTACGGAGATGTTCGGTGACGCACTGCCCGAAGAGGCGTTGACCATCGCCACGGACCTCGACATGACGGGTGCGCAGGAGCGTTGGGATGCCTTCGCCGCGGACCCCGGCGCGATCACGACGGACGCAATCATTGCCGAGCTGCGCGAGGACGAGAACACGAAGCGCGTGCAGCCGCAGGTGGAGGCGTTTATCGCCAAGTATACCGAAATCCCGGAGGGCGCGGACAAGGCGGAGCTGACCCCGGAGGGCCTGATCGCCTACGTCGGCACATACGCGGAGGCGACGAGCGGCGCGGACGTGTCCGGCCTGACTCCGGAAAATGTCACGGCCATGGTCAGCGCATACCGGGAGCTGGCCGCGGGAGCCGATATCTCCACCCTGAAACCGGGCGAGATCACCGCGTACATCTCCGCCTATCTGGAGCAAAGTGGCGTGGACACCAGCGGCCTGACCCCGGACGGCCTGACCGCCTTTGTGCTGGCCTATCAGGAGGTCACGGGCGGAGCGCTGACCACGGCGCTTATGCCCGGCGACATTACGGCCATGGTCGCCCGATACATGGAAGCGGAGAACATCGACCTGTCGGCCCTGTCCCCGGATCAGGTGGAGGCGATCGTCAGCGCGTTTGCGGAAGCCACGGGCTGCGACAAATCCACGCTGCTTCAGGACTTCACGGCCTATATCGCAAGATACGACGACACCAACGCCCAAAAGCCCACGCTCGGCGTCAGCGTAGGCATCTACGGCTATGACCTGATCGCCTACCGGAAGTTCATCGAGGAAAACCCGGTGGAGGTGCAGGGCATTGTGAAGCTGGGCGAGGTCTTTCAAAACCCCGCCGACGCGCTGCTCGACCCTAAGACGAAATTCTGGCAGGAGGGGCAGGAGATCCCCGTGCAGGCGGTGCCCACCGAGTTGCTCACTGCCGACAAGGTGGCGGTGCTCGACGAGAACGGCACGCTGCATGTGCTCATCGCCCCGGATGTGACCGGCGCGCAGGAGGCCATCGCCAATCTTCGCTCGGAGGTGGCCGAGGTGGATCAGCTCGGCGTGAGCGCGCTGGGCAAGGCCGCGGGACTGTTGCCCGAGACGAATCTTGATCTGATCGAGTCCGCGCTCTCCCGCCTGCAATCGTATCAGGAGACGCTGGATTACAGCGCCTGGGACAAATTCTGGGCCAGCGTATTCGGCGCGTCCACGGACAAGGGCACGCTGGATACCAGCATGAAGCTCGACTTTCCTGCCGAGCGCGTAGCGGAGCTGTCCACCTATGTGGCGGAAATTGTCGCGGCCATCCAGCAGGGCCAGCAGGTCAAGCAGGAGGACCTTGACAACCTGCAAGCCATCCTGACGTTTTTGCAGGAGCTGGACACGGCCGAGGTCGGCACGCACATTCTGGAAGGCGTGGGGGAGGGCATGACGGCGGCGGGCTGGGACAGCGACGCGGAAACGGTCGCCGCCAATCTGGAGGCCGCGCTGAATCTGGCGCTGGGTATCCATTCGCCCTCCGAGCGCGTCAAGCCCGTGGGACAAAACGTCTCCGCGGGCGTGGGCGCGGGCATGACGGAATACGACTTTGCCACGGATGCGGCGACGCTCGCGGCCTCGCTATGCGCGGCGGTCGGCCTGGCCCTCCCGCAAAACGCGCTGGCGGCCTACGGCACGGCGGCCATGACCGGGCTGGCGCTGGCCATGACCGGCTATGGCATGAGCGCCACGGGCGCGTCGGTCGGCGCAAATGTGCGCAGCGCGGTCAATGCCAGCCTGAACGGCTCGACCCTGCGCTCCGCGGGCGTGAACGCCATGAGCGGACTCACAGCCGGTATCAATGCCGGGCGCAGCGGCGTGATCAGCGCCATGCGCTCCGCCGCCCGCGCCGCCGTCAACGCGGCCAAGAGCGAATTGAAGATCAAGTCCCCCTCGCAGGTGTTCGAGGACGAGGTGGGCGTGATGACCATGCGCGGCTGGGGCCGGGGCGTGCTCAAGGAGAGCAAAGCGCAGGCAAAGATCATCCGAAACGCCGCGCGCTACCTGACTGGCGAAGCGCAGGCCGGGAGCATCCAGACCACCAGCAACGACAACCGGCGCACCTACAATAGCAGCGTCAGCTCCACCATTCAGGTGCGGCAGCTCGTCGTGCGCGACGAACGGGACATCCGCGCGCTGGCGGAGGAGATCGCCGCGCTCACCCGCAGGCAGCAGCGGGGGAAGGGGATGAGGATGGCATGAAGCGGGAGGCTAATCATCCTCCCGCTTTTCCTTCTCCTGACTCAGAAGCCATTCGATGCTTACGCCAAGCGCTTCTGCCAGAATCGGAACTTCAAAATCCTGAACCATTCGATTCTGACCTTCAAGGCGCGACATGCTGGTATCGCAAATGTCCATGCCGCGGCTTTGCAGCGCGGCGACAAGGTCCTTCTGTTTGATGCCTTTTTCTTTTCGCACCTGCGCAACCTTCGCGCCCACGATATTGCGGTTGCCCACCGGAATTTTCCGCGGCTTTGACACTGGCGGCACCTCCCTTGCTGAAAGTATAGGAGGAGCTGCACTTGATATAATGCGGAACTTGCAGTATAATCAATTTAATGCGAAATATGAAGTATTTTCGCTTCGCCTTCAGTCCTTCGGGGGAAAGAGAGATTCGATGCTCACGTTGAGGATCTCCGCAATGGCGCGCAGCTCAATGTCGGTCACGATGCGCTCCCCGCTCTCGATTCGGGATACCGAGCCGCGACAGACGTAGATGGCCATCGTCTCCAGTTTCTCGGAGAGCTGCTTTTGGGTCAGGTGCGCAGCAATGCGCGCGGTTCGAATGTTTCCGCCGCAGAGATTCATTTTGGAGGCGGCTGCATCGTCTTTGATTCGCTTCACTTTTTCACCACCATGTCTTGATTCTGGACATTTCCTAGCTTATACTGATGGCGAAAAATGATGTCCTATCAGTAGGACACAAGCGATATTTTGAAAGGATGGTGGCCATGGGACAGCGAACCTTATTCATCCCCAGGGGAGAGGCCGTCTTTTTGCCGCCTGAACGCTGCCTGTGGGACATCCGTCAGGCATCCAAGCATGCGCTTTTGTCAGGGCACAGACCGCAGCGCTTTATCGTGGCGGACGAGATGATGTACTACCCCGGCGCGCTGGAACGTGTGCTGGCGTCCACCGACATGATCGATGAAACGGTTCAGGCGTACCGGGAAGCGATGCGCGGGGAGGAGCGGGGATGTCTCCGATGCGTATATCTGTGGGAAAGCCGCGGCGAAGGCGTCCTGCTCCATCTTGAGGGGGAGCGGCTGCTAAGCGCCTATGTCCCCCTTGTAACCGAGGACATCGCACGAGGGGAACATGCGCTGTCGCTCTCGCTCGCGACGCTTGCAGGGGAGGCGCAGAACATACCCGTCGTTTTGGAACGGGAGCTGGCGCCGGGCAGATACCAACTGAGCGAGCTGCTGCACCTATTGTCCGAACAGCTTGATGTGTGAAACGGGCCGCGTCCAAAAGGCGCGGCTTTTTGAATGGAGAAAGGAAATGAACGACTGGTTTGAATGGAACGGCAGGCGCTGCACGGAATACGGCATCCATGTGCTCGAGCAGCCGCCGCTGACGCTTCCCAACGAGCGCGCGACGTTTGTGGATGTGCCGGGCCGAAGCGGGAGCCTCACGGTGCTGGAGGGCGACGCCGTCTACGACGATCTGGTGCTGACCGCGCAGTGCATCGTGGAGAATCCCGCGCGGTATGCGGAGATCGCCGCCTACCTCAAAGGCGGCGGGAAAGTGACCTTTGCCAACCGGGCGGGGGGATATTATGAGGCGCGCATCATCAACCAGATTCCCTTTGAAAAGATCCTCCGCGGCAACCCGCATCTGGCCTTTGCGGTCAACTTCCGCTGCAAGCCCTTCTGGTACCCGAAGGAGGTTGCGCCCATCACCCTGACGCGGAGCGGCTCGTTTGTCGAAAATCCCGGGAGCGTTTTCGCCGAGCCGGTCATCACCGTCTACGGAACGGGTGCGATCACCCTCATGGTGGGCATGTCCATCACGGAGCTGGAGGGCGTTTCCGGCAGTATCACGCTCAACACGCCGCTGATGGAGGCGTATAGTGAAGCAACCTCCATGAACAGCGCCATGAGTGGTGACTTTCCTGTGCTTTTGCCGGGGCTGAATGCTGTGAGCTGGACGGGTAGCGTGAGCAGCGTGGTCATTGAGCCTCATTGGCGGCATCTGTAAGGACTATCGTATTGCAATTCGCAATACAAGACGGTATAATGCTCTTGAGAGGTGGTACCGATATGGCCAGCAAGAGCGCAAACGTTATGGTGAGAGTGGAACCGGAAATCAAAGTGCAGGCAGAAGCGGTGTTGGATAAACTGGGTCTGCCGGTATCTGTGGTTATTAACTCTCTGTATCGGCAAATCATCATGCAACATGGGCTTCCATTTGCGTTGACCATTCCTGGGAATCTTTCGGTTCGGAATCAGACAATGGCTGCGCAGTTTGATGCTGTGATGGAAAAAGAGTTGCCTGAGGCGTAAACCGGAAAAGAGATGGATTTGGACGAATCCCTGAGCAGAGCAAGACAAGAGCGCGGGATGAACTGCTGGGTAAAGCTGACGCAGAACGCCATGAAACAAGAGCAGGGGATTGTTGAATATATTTAGGGAATGTTGCGGATTCCAGGAAGAACATAGAAAATTAACTGCACAGGCGTTGTCTCAGGCAATTTACAATGATATAATATAGCACAATGCTTGCAGAATGTTTTTCGAGACAGTGATTTGGAGAGGAGGATGCTGACCATGCTTGCTCCGAGCAAACTGTTTTTTGAAAGAACGCAGAAAAACAGCATTTATAACATTCAGCCGATCAGCAATATTCTCTCCGTAGTTTCCCACGGGATTCTTTCTTATAATCGGGCTGCAAAAATGGCGCACAAATCAATTGCCATGTCCGATGTACAGAGCCGGCGCGATAACGTTGTTATTCCGAATGGCGGCCATCTTCATTCTTATGCGAATGCCTATTTTAATCCGCGCAATCCAATGATGTATAAGCGCAAGGATATGGCAGAAACTTTGTGTGTACTGGCTATTTCGGCATTGGTCCTTGATTGCGCGGGAACGATCATTTCGGACGGAAATGCTGCCAGTGCATATAGTCGTTTCTATTCTCCGCAAGATGGAATCCAAAAGCTGGATTTTTGTGAAATCTATGGTCAATGGTGGCTGGACGAAGATTCGTATGAACAAATGAAGCGAAAACGTATTAAGTGCGCGGAAATACTGGTGCCGGATGTAATTGCGTATGAGTATATCATCGGCGCTATTGTCGTGAATGAACAGGCGAGACAGGAATTGATTCTGCAGGGGTTCGAGAAAAAAATTGTTATCGAACCAAAGACATTTTTTCGAAAGGAGGGGTAAAGGTGAAAATATTGCTGGGGAATATTTTTGACAGCAAGTGCAGCACACTGGTAAATACGGTCAACTGCGTAGGCGTTATGGGTAAGGGAATTGCTTTGGATTTTAAGAAGAAGTATCCCGGTATGTTTGACGAGTATCAGACGCTTTGCAAAGAGGGGCGTGTAAAACCGGGGCAGCCCTATCTTTATCGCGACCTGGCCGGCAATTCCATTATCAATTTTCCCACGAAGGACAACTGGCGTTCTCCCTCTAAGTTCTCGTATATAACCAAAGGCTTGAAATGGTTTCAGCAGTCATACCAGGAACTGGGGATAACATCTGTTGCCTTCCCTCCTTTGGGATGCGGAAACGGAGGTCTAAAATGGGACGATGTTGGTCCCGAAATGTATCGCGCACTAAAAGATTTGCCTATAGAAATTGAGATTTATGCACCCTATGGGACGCCCAAGGAAAAATTGACTTTTCAGTATCTGGAGCAGGCAGGGACAGCCAGCGAGACACTTAAGGGGGTGAAGCGCGCTTCCTTTAATGATAAATGGCTGTTGATCCTTGAAGTGGTACGTCAGGTAAATGCACAACGCTATTCGCTGCACGTTGGCAGGGTCATTTTTCAGAAAATTTGCTACGTGCTGACTCGCTCTGGAATTCAGACCGGCTTTACCTTCATCAAGGTAAGTTACGGCCCATACTCAGCGGAGGTTAAAGAAAGCATCACGACTTTGTCCAATGCCAATTTGATGGTCGAGAGTCAGCATGTCGGACAGAACATGGTGGAAACGCGAGTAACGCCCAATTTCGCATTTGATCCTTCTCTATATACCAGCGATGAACTTCAATGCCTGAATAAAACCGTGGATCTGTTTTGCAGAATCAAAAATACAGATCAGGCTGAAATGATGGCAACCGTCATGTTCTCCTACGACAGGCTCAAGCTTCGGAATGCAGAAGTGACGGAGGAAGATGTGCTCCGTGACGTACTGGATTGGAAAAAACGCTGGGTTGGTGTAAAAGAAGATGAAATCAGGCATACGATTCGTGACCTGTCCATTCTCGGATGGCTTCAGCCGAAAATCAGCTTTCCTGTTGAGGAGGAATACTGAGGAACCTGGTCGTTGCATAATAGAGGAAAAGTATGACTGCTTTCTCTCTGCTGAATAGAGGTATCACAAGCAAAATTGGACAAAGCGCCTGTTGCGAAAGCAGGCGCTTTTCCTGTGCCCCGAAGGGAGGTAATCCCCATGATTTGCGTATACCCCGCCGCCTGCACGGACTTCTCCGGCAACGGACTGGGCGTGGTGCAGCCGCAGTCCTGCACCGTGACCGAGACGCTGAACGGCGAGTGGGAGCTGACGCTCGTCCATCCCATCGACGAATACGGGAAATGGACGCGGCTGAGCGAGGGCAACATCCTGCGCGCGCCGGTGCCCGCCGCCATGACGCCCCGCATCCGGATTTCCGTGCCGGGCGAGGATACCCGCCGCGATGTCTATCAGGTGGACACGGATACGCCCGAAGCCTCCGTGCGGGGCGGTACGCTGCGCCTGCGCACGGGACCCGGCGAAGGGTATTCCGTGCTCAAACAGTACCCCAACGGAACTGAGGTACAGCTGCTTTCCAGGACCAACGCACAGTGGTACGAGGTGGTACTCCCGGACGGCAAGCGCGGGTACATGTCAACGACGTTTTTGCGCTATGTCCGGACGGAGGGGTCCGTATCCGAGGCGGTCAACGCCGTGGTGGATGCCCGCCAGCTGCGCGACCAGCCCTTCCGCATCTACCGGGTCGTGCCGGAGCTTGGCAAGCTCACGGTCTACGCCCGCCATATCTTCTACGACCTCTTGGACAACATGGTCAAATCCCTCAGGCCCTCATCCTCCGCGGCGGGGGCCGCCGCCGTGCAGGGCCTTTCCTCCGCCTGCCTTTCCGGGCACGGCTTCACCTTCTATTCCGACCTGACCTCCACGGCGGAGGACGTGAGCCTTGAGAACGTCAACCCCGTGGAGGCCCTGCTGGGCGAAGGCGGGCTGGCGGAGAAGTACGGCGGAGAGCTGACAAGGGACTGGTTTGACGTGTTTCTGGTCCGGCGCGTGGGCGTGGACAGTGACGTACAGATCCGGGAGGGGAAGAACCTCACGGGCATCTCCTACGACGTGGACGAGACGGACGTGGTTACCCGCATCATGCCCACCGGCGAGGACGCGGACGGCAACCTCCTCTACCTGCCGGAACTTTACATCGACAGCCCGAACATCGGCGCGTACACGCACCCGAAGTGGATTCATCTGGCGGTCAGCGAGGCCAGGGAAGTGACGGACGGCGATACGCCGAAGAGCAGGGATCAGTGCTACGCCGAACTGCGCAAGGCCGCCCAAACGGAATATGAAAACGGCTGCGACCTGCCCACGGTGACCCTCAAGGTGGATTTCGTCAACTGCGCCGATACCGAGGAATACCGGCAGTACGGGTTCCTTCAGAACATCTTTCTTGGCAACAGCGTGCGCGTCGTCGCCCGGCGCATCGGGGTGGAAGTTTCCCTGCGCATGACGCAGTACACCTACGACTGCCTGACGCAAAAGTACACCGCCGTAACGCTGGGCACCTCCGCGGACACGCTGGAGGGCAGTATGATCTCCGCGCGGCAGCTGGCCAGCGGGTCCATCACCGGCATGAAGCTGGCGCTCAACTCCGTGGGCAGCGGCCAGCTGCAAAGCGGTTCGGTCGGATCGCTCCAGATCAAAAACGCGGCCATCAGCGGCGCGCATATTCAGGACGCCTGCATCACCCGCGCCCATATCGCGGAGGCGCTCATCGACACGCTGAGCGTCAACGCGCTCACCGCCGTGACGGCCAAAATCAAGGAGCTGGCCGCGGGCAGCGTCACCACCGATGACCTCTACGCCTCCGTGGCCATGATCGCCGCAGCCCAGCTGACCACGGCCAATATCGTGAGCGCGGACATCCACTGGGCGGACATCGAGGCGCTCTCCGCCCGCATCGCGCAGATCAGCAAAGCGCAGATCACCGCCGCCGCCATCGACGAGGCGAATATCGACTGGGCGGCCATCACCTCGCTTACGGTCGCCACGGCGGAGATTGTCAAGGCCCAGATGCGGACCGCCGATATCGACTGGTCGCACATCAAGGATCTGGCCACCGATACCGCCGTCATCACCCAGGGCACGGCGGGGGAGCTCTATATCGCGCGACTGGCCGTGACCGAAGCGAACATGGTCTCCCTGACGGTCGGCGAGCTGGTAGTCAAAGGCTCGGATGGCCATTTTTATTCGGTGTCCGTGGACGAGAGCGGGCAGGTTGTTACGACGCTCAAGCAGATCGCCAACGACGACGTGGCCGATCGGAGCATCGACGGCGGGGAGAAGATCATCGAGGGCACCATCACCGCCGGGACGCTCAACGTGCAGGACATCTTCGCCAACAATGCCGTCATCAAAAGCCTCATCGCCGCCAACCTCGACGTGGACACGCTCTTTGCCCGCGAGGCGACCGTCACCGCCCTGAACGCGATGGACATCACCTCCAATACCTACCTCAGGCTCATGGTTTCCGGCAAGGCGGACAAAGAGGATCTGGACGCGCTGGATGAACGGGTCGGCGCAGCGGAGATGAAGCTCACGGAGGAGGCGATTGTGTCCACCGTCACGGGCAGCGATCAGTACAAAGAGGATCTTGCCGCCATCGCCGCGACCGGCTCCGGCCCGGAGTTTGTGGTGGGCACACAGACCTCGTACACCGCGACGTGGACGGGAAACGTCGGCTTTTCGGAACTTCACGACGGACAGCAAATTACTTACTGGCTACCTATCGGCTCCGGGAGCAACGTAACGCTTGATCTCACGCTTTCGGACGGCAGCGCCACCGGGGCGATTCCGTGCTACTATGGCGGCACCACCCGGCTGGGCACCCAGTACGCCGCCGGGAATGTTGTCAGGCTCACCTACCGGGAAAACGTCGTCATCGGCTCCGCCTCCATCCCCAAAGGCTGGTGGGCGGACGCAAATTACAACACCGACACCTACGACCGCATCCGCATCGATACGACCCTGAAGGCCAAGACGGCCATTCCTGCGGGAAGGCTTGCCGTCGCGGACGAGGAAGGCTGCTTCCCGCTGGCAGCCGGCGTGTCCTTTGACGTGACCCGGCCGGTGCTCTACTGCGCCGCCGCCGTGTCCGCCGGGATGTACGGTTCCCAGTTCTACCTGACCTACCCCTACTGCACGCTGCGCACGGTTGACCCGGACTTTGCGGGGACGATCGGAACAACCTGCTATATGGCGGGCACGCTCGACGGTACGGTCTTTACGCCCGCGGAAACCTGCCTGACCGCTTCGGTTCCCACCGAGGACGACGGCCTGACCTACATGGCGCTGGGCGCGCTCACCGGCACGTACCAGACCTGCGTGTTCCCCGAACACCCGCTCTACCGCTTCGTGGACGGCGCGTTCAAGCCGCTGTCGCAGGTGGCCTATGAGGCTTCTGTCGCCATCGGCGAAACGCGCCGGGAGATGTCCACGCGCTTTGAGCAGACCGACGCGGCCATCGCGCTCAAGGCAGACCAGACGGAGGTCCATGCCCTCTCCACGCGCGTGCAGTCCGCCGAGCAGAAAATCACCCCGCAGGCCATCACGGCGACGGTGGCGGCGTCCGCGAGTTTCGTCCATGAAAAGTACGAGGGCCGCAACTACTGCCTGGGCAGCGGCGGCGAATTTACCTTCATTTCCAACCGCTACTACGAGGACGGCAAGGCCACCTCCCTCACCCTCAAAAGCCTCGCGGTTTCGGACGATTTCTTCGCGCACAGCCAAAGCGGCGCGTCCATCCGCATTTCGCTGGACATCCGCCGTCAGGGGGTGGAGGCCTCCGAAGCCGCCACGCCGGGCGTGTACTCCGGCCTGTGGGTGTACTACCTCTACAGCGAGAACGGACAGTTCAAAACCGTCGGGCGCGGCTGGTACCTGCGCACCACGGACGCGAGCTTTCAGGCCACGGACGACGGCTGGGTGCGCCTGCAATACGGGCCGCTGGACCTGTCGCCCTACAACCCCGTCTCCATCTCCTATTTCGCCCTCGGCACATCCGCGGCCAACGGCATGACGGGAAACGTCCGGTTCCGAAACGTCAAGCTGGAGGTGCTGGACGCCTGGACGGACTGGAGCGCCGCGCCCGAGGACATCTACGGTCTGGCGGGACGCATGGACAGCGCGGAGTCCCGCATCACGCAAAACGCCGGCAACATCGCCCTCAAGGTCAGCACTTCGGTCTACAACACCGAAAAGGTCTATCGCAGCAACACCGCTCCCACTACCCTCTATGCCAACATGCTCTGGCTGGATACCTCCCTCTCTCCGCCCATCCTCAAGCGGTATACGGGCTCGGCATGGGCGGCTGTGGGCGCGCAGGTGCTCAAGACGAGCGGGATCACCATCGGAGGAAACAACGTCGCCATCACCACGGAGAACTTCCTGCTCCAGCTCCTCGACCCCGCGAACAACGAAAACGTCCTCATGGAGATGAGCGCAAGCGGGGACGTCGGCTTTAAGGCGCTATACGCCGATGAGGTGGTTTCGCCCTCCGTGGTCAACGCCTATACCGGACCCGCCACGCTGTATGTCTATCCCGCCCTGAGCGGCATGGCAGCCAATGCGTGCCGCAGCCTCCGCGAGGCGCTCTCCAGAATCAACGGAAAGGCGCTGCGCTATGACGTGACCGTCACCTTCTTCACCTCCGAGGCCGAGACGCTCTATGAGATGGAGGGCGTGGAGATCAGCGGGGTGACCGGGCCGCACACGCTGCGCATCGAGGGCATGGACCGAAACAAGACGCTGAGCACCTTTCTCACCGTGAGCAGCTGCACGGCACGGATCGAGCTTTCCTACCTGAACATCCGCGACTGCCGCGGCCTCGTCGGTGGGACCTCAAAAAACAGCTACCTCATCAACGCCCGCAACAATACCTTTCTTTCTCTGACCGGATGCGTGCTCGATCTCAACAACGTCACCGCCAATGCGGTGCAGGCCACGGCCTCGTATGTGGACCTGCGCTACTGCGAGATTCGCAGTGCCTATATCGGGCTGGGGCTGGAAAGCGCCACGGGCAACCTGTACTACTGCAAGGGACAGTGCACGTTTTCGGTGTTCTGCATGTCCGGCATTGCCTTTTGCACGGGCACGGTGCCTTCGGGCGGGCGCACGTCCTCCTGCAACGGACAGATCTTCGACGCGGGCGTGACCACGGATGCGGGAACGAGCGTCGCGCCCCAGACGCCGGACGATACCACGCTGCAATACGCCACGCTCACCAAGTCCTATCGCGGCGGCTGGCGCACGGATACGGTGGACGTGGTGCAGGGCGCGTATTCGGAGGCCGGGTATTCCGCCGGCCTGAGCTGGAACTACGGCTGCATGTGGTTTGGAGGTCTGCGGGGCGTGCTGTCCGGCAAGACGGTCAAGTCCGCGACGCTGACCCTGTATCGCAAGACCGGCAGCGGCTCCGGCGCGGCCAGGACGCTTTACCTGTGCGCCATCACCAACACCACAGCCAGCGGCGCGCCCGCCGTCGCGGCAAACTACGGGGCCATCGGCGCCCTAGGCCGCGCGGAGCAGATGACATTCGCCATCCCGCCGGCCGTGGCGGAGGGCCTGGCTAACGGGACGTTCGGCGGCCTGTGCCTGTACGAGTCGCCCTACAACTTCGGCGCTTCCAACTGGTCGGCCAACTACATGCGCATCGCCGGAACGGACAGCAGCTACAAGCCCTGCTTGCGGGTAATCTATGGCGGCACGGCCGCCGGGTAAGGAGGTTTCAAATGTACATCGCAATCCCCTTCGAGGGGCGGGTGAGAACGCTCATCCGCTCCTCTTTCGTTCTGGCAAAACGGCTGTCGGAAACGACCTACAACCTGTCCGGGGACGCCTTTCAGATGGCGCAGGTGACGGCGGAGCAGGCGCTGGTGTTCCCGGACGAGGCAGCGCTTGAGGAAGGGACGGCGCTCACGGACGAGCTGCTCATGCAGGTGCTTCCGCTGGAGAGCTTTGTCTCGGTATCGGCGGAAGAGGCGCTCCCAAACGTGCTGGGCCTGCTGCTTCGGACCGCCGTGGCGGACGGGCGCATCTCGGATGAGGAGCTGCTCTCCGTGCAGCCTGCGCTGGAGGGGCGCAACTGGCGCGCGAACGTCGCGGTGCAGGTAGGCGACGTGTTCAACTACAAGGGTTCACTCTGGCGCTGTATCCAGGCGCACACCACACAGGGTGGCTGGCAGCCGGACAAGACCCCGGCCCTCTGGCACAAAGTGGAGATCATCGCCGAGGGCGCGGTGCGCGTCTGGGAGAAAGGCATTGCTTATGCGGTCGGCGACGTGGTGGCCTTCCCGAAGGAGGGCGGCGCGCAGTATACCTGTATTCAGGCACACACCTCGCAGGCCGGGTGGCAGCCGCCGGCCGCGCCCGCGCTGTGGAAGGCACCGGAGGAAGACGCGCCTTTGCAAATCGAAGCCGAAACATGAGGCGTCCATGCGGGCGGCTTTTGTATTATTTCCATCACAAGGAGGAAACATCATGCGTGACTTTTCGATTGATCTGGTATGGGCCAAGCTGCAGATGGCCATTGCCGCCGTGGGCGGCTGGCTGGGGTACTTCGTGGGCGGCGTGGACGGGCTGATGACCGCGCTGCTCATCCTGATGGTGATGGACTACGTGACCGGGGTCATGTGCGCGGTGATCGACCGGGAACTGTCCAGCTCCGTGGGGTTTCGGGGCATCTTCAAGAAGGTGCTGATCCTCATGCTGGTGGGCGTGGCGCACATCGTGGACCTGCATGTGGTACGGTCGGGAGAAGCCCTGCGCAGCGCCGTGATCTGCTTTTACCTCTCCAACGAGGGTGTGAGCGTGCTGGAAAACGCGGGGCATCTGGGCCTGCCTATCCCCGAAAAGCTCAAGGGCATCCTAGCCCAGCTGCACGACCGCATGGAGGAGCCGGACGAGACGGAGGACGGCGGCGAGTGACCGCCGTCCCCTGAAAGGAGGAACATGCCATGTCTGATCGCGTTCAAACGCCCATGACCAACGAGCACTTTGCGGCCTTCTGCCGCTCCATGGTGGGCCAGCCCTACTGGTACGGCACCTGCGTGCGACTCGAAGTCGCGTAAATCATTGTTCGGCAAGAGACCGAACCCGTCATTCCGTTGACGGTAGCCTACCGCCACTTGCATAGATGGTAACGTTTATGTGAGGAGCTGGCGGGACAAATGTAGCCCTTCCCATGAGGGAAAAGCCAAGCCCGCGAGGGCAAAGCAACGCTGCAAGCACAATGTGGCTGGGCGCATGGCTCGGATAGTATGGCTAACATAATATGAACCGCAATTACACGTCGTCACGTACAACAGGCCAAAGTTGCTGACAGGCCTGAACCAAAATGGTGTGTGGCTGGTTGACCTTCGGGCAAGTTGGGGTCACACGGACATCAAAGCCACCGGCGGAACAGCGGAGCCTAACCTATCCATTGTCCCAACGAGGACACAGATGAATTACGCGAAACGAGGTAAGCCCGTATTCTCCCCGCAAGGGAAAGCTGACTGCAAGGAAAGCCGATGGGAATGCGGGTAAGGACAGCGCCAAAAGCGAATGCCGCATTGTAATGATGCGGATAGGGGTTTCAACGTCACCCCACGCGAAAGCGGGCAGACTGGCGCATGGGTCTCCTATTTGCAAGAGAATTTGAGAAACTTCTGAAGGAGGGAAAGCAGATGAACGCGAAAGCGTGTGCGCCATCCAACGCGCCGAAGAACTGGGACAGCATCGACTGGAAAAAGGCTGCGGCGTATGTTAAGAAGCTGCAAATGCGTATTGCAAAGGCTCAAAAGGAAGGTCGGCATAACAAGGTGAAAGCCTTGCAATGGACGCTGACCCACTCGTTTTATGCCAAAGCACTGGCAATAAAGCGGGTAACAGAGAACCGAGGCAAGAAAACACCCGGCGTTGACAAAATCCTTTGGACGACCAAGAAAGAGAAGTGGGAAGCGATTACGACCCTGAAACGGCATGGGTATCGCCCGCTGCCGCTGAGAAGGGTGTATCTCCGTAAACCCAACGGGAAATTGAGACCGCTCGGCATCCCGACGATGACTGACAGGGCAATGCAGACTCTATACAAATTCGCACTGGAGCCTGTCGCTGAAACCACAGGAGATCCCAATTCCTATGGCTTCCGTATGGGGCGATGCACACAGGATGCTGCGGTACAATGCGCGGCTATACTGGCGCGTAAAGACCGCGCACAATGGGTGCTCGAAGGCGATATAAAGGGTTGCTTCGACAACATCAGTCACGACTGGATTGAAAAGCATATTCCCATGGACAAGGAGATACTGCACAAGTTCTTGAAATGCGGGTATATCGATACGGGAAAACTGTTTCCGACTCATGCGGGAACGCCGCAGGGTGGAAGCATTTCTCCTACGATTGCCAATATGGTTCTGGACGGTCTGGAATCCATGCTAAACAAACGGTTCCGCAAGCACTACGAGAACGGAATTTATGTGAATCCCAAAGTGAATCTGGTTCGCTACGCAGATGATTTTATCATTACTGGCGAAAGCAGAGAGCTTTTGGAGAATCAGGTAAAACCATTGGTGGAAGCGTTTATGACCGAACGCGGTCTGACGCTTTCCCTAGAAAAGACGGTTATAACCAACATTTGCGATGGCTTTGATTTCCTCGGATTCAATATCCGAAGATACTCCAATGGAAAATTTCTTATCAAGCCCTCTCAAAAGAATGTAAAGACGTTCTTGGACAAAGTGCGCAGAATTATCAAGCACAGCAAAGCATCTACCCAACAGGAGCTGATTGGCAAGCTCAATCCCATCATCCGAGGATGGGCATTATACCACGCGCATAACGCTTCAAAACAAACTTTCTCCATGGTAGATAACCAGATTTGGCAATGCCTATGGCGTTGGGCAAGACGACGGCACCCGAAGAAGGGCGGAGAATGGATATACAGCCGCTACTTCCATTTGGTGGAACAACGCGTATGGACGTTTGCAGTCCCGAGATACTCACCGGAATCAACGAGTGAATATGACTACATTCTGCTGGAGAGGGCATCCAATCGGGAAATAAAGCGATTTGTGAAAATCAAATCCGAAGCCAATCCCTTTGCCCCCGAATGGCAAATGTACTTTGAGGAACGCGAAACGGACAAAATGCGCGATACGCTGAATGGCCGAACAAAGCTGTTGAACATTTTCCTGCGTCAAAAGGGGCTATGTGCGGCCTGCGGCAGAAGGATGACGGTTGAAACCGGATGCAAGGTTCACTATCTCCGATGTGGGAACATTCGAACAAAGCAGATGGTTCATCCTGTTTGTCACAAGAAGCTGCACACTCAGGAATCTGTAACTTTTGAACCGGCTCCGCAAAGAAGTGGAGTTTCATTGGAGGCTTGAGCCGTATGCGGGGAAACCCGCACGTACGGTTCTTAGAGGGGAAGATGGCAGTAATGTCATCTTCCTACTCGACCTGTACAAGTGTACGGAAAGCCTGCGCAGCCGAAAGGCTGCCCAGTATCCCTCGCATTACGCCTCCGGCCGCACGGCGCGGTACAGGCAGGATATCTCCGAGAAAAAGGTCTGTGCCGACTGCATCGGCGCGGTCAAGGGGTATGCCTGGACCGGCGGTGGGCAGGGCGTTCTGGAGTCCGTCGGTACGGACAAGACCTACGCCAGCAGCTACGGCTCCCACGGCTGCCCCGACAAGGGAGCCGATTCCATGTTCACCTATGCAAAGAGCAAAGGCATGGACTGGGGCGGCATTGACACGCTCCCGGAGGTCGTCGGGCTGGCGCTGCACAAGGACGGGCACGTGGGCTACTATGTCGGAAACGGCGAGGCCGTGGAATGGAAGAGCTTTGCGGACGGCTGCGTCAAAACGAAGGTCGCCGGGCGCGGCTGGACGAGCTGGTACCGTCTGCCCTTCCTCGACTATGGCGACGGGGTTTTGCAGGGAAGCACGGACGATGAGACGCCCGCGGAAACCCCGCTGGGGAGCCGTCTGCTGCTGGACGGCTCGGAAGGAAGCGACGTGCGCGCCCTGCAGGAAATGCTTCTGTCGCTGGGGTATGTGCTTCCCCGCTACGGCGCGGACGGGGATTTTGGCGCGGAAACCGAGGCGGCACTCCGCGCCTTTCAGGCCGACGCGGGGCTGGAGGTGGACGGCAAGTACGGAGAAAAAAGCCATGCCGCGCTGATGGACGCCGCAGCGGATGGGGGAAAGGACAGCCAGCCTGTACAGCCGGAACCCCCGGATGCGGAAAAACCGTGCGTCTCCGGAACGGTGGTCATCGTCTCCGAGGGCGGCAAGGTCAACATCCGCGAGGGGAACGGCCTGACGTATGGCCATATCGCCCAGCTCGCGCCGGGCACGACCTGTCCGTATGTCGCCACGGCCGAAAACGGATGGCATGCCGTGGTGGTCGGAAGGCGCGTCGGCTGGGTATCCCCGGAATACAGCCGGATCATCTGACCCACAACAAAAGGCTCCTTCGCGTCACTGCGCCGGAGCCTTACGGATCGAGGTTGCCTTCCTGAAACAGGGGAGAATCGAAGAACTCGGAAATGCTGATGCCCAGTCCCTGACACATCTCGTGAATGACACGCAGCTTCACCGAATCATAGGAACAGTTGATGACGTTGCCGATGGTGGACTTGGGTACGCCGCTCTTGATGAACAG